GCGCACCGAGTAGGCGGGAGTTATTTTGTAACAATGGGGGCACTTGTGTCCATATCTGAAACCTTTGTTTCCATAGTTAAACATCTGCCATTGATCATTTTTGTGCTTGTGCTTGTTTGGTTCCTCTTCATGTGTGTGAGGGGTAGATGGTGGAAGGTGATATTTCTTCTTTTTTTCACACCAAAGTGTCAGGCATACAAACTTTGCTCCAACAATGAATTTAACCTGTGTTCTGAGGTGATTTCTACCATTGAAAGTAAATACCATGTGATTGATGTCAACAATCAGACAATTATCACCAAATTGCTCAATGATAGCTATTATTTCAATTTAATTACACTATCAAACTGTACAACAAACAAGAATTATTTTAAACTTATCGAACAAAAAAGTGTGCAAGTCAATGTGTCGAACACACCTGGCTGTGAGGGTGGATGGCTAGATAACAACTTTTTTGACACCTACATTTGCAGAAATGTGACAAAGAGGCAAGGTCTCAGATACCATGGTCCATTTGGGAACCCGCCTGTTGGCTTTTGGGTGCATGATAATCCTGGAGAAAGTGGCACTGAGCAAAAAACTCTAAACAATTTAACTTTTAAATGGAACCAGCATGATTACAGTAGACATATTTTTGATTTGACTCAAAATCTTACCGAAGTTGTATGTACAGGACGCAAACATGACTGTAAAAACCACACGACGAGCAGCGGATCAGTGGCGACCAAGTGTCGGGTCACACCACTGCCGGTTCTGCAAAGATCCAAAAGGGAAAGTGTGTCCTTGTCCTCCACTACGTCAGTGTTCAGTTTGATAGCTTTGGATACTGGTTATTCCGATTCATCAGCTCTGTGGGAAAATTTAATAAGAACACAAACTGTTCTTGAAAATCTAGAAAAAATTGTGGCTAATTTGACAAGCAATCAATACATATTAGCAAATCAAATAAACATTAATCAAAATACTTTTGTAGGTATTTTGACTGATTTAAAAAATCATGGTGTGAAATTAGAAAGAGCAGAAAAGGCTTTTAATAACTCGCATTTGTGCATCATGCGAAATGAACAACTAGATTTGACTCACTATGTTAGAGTCAATCACACATATAATAGTGGTTCATATTATCATGATTGCAAAGGCTTAGTTTTAGTAAATGATTCACTGTCTGGTTTAATACAATTAACCCAAATAGCACACAAGGAAGCACTTCAAGGGCTTAGAGCTGAATTATTAAGAAATTACCTTTTGACTATTAGGTGGGAATATCCATCAATTTTGATTTTATTGATCTTGGGTGTTGTTCTCATTATATTTCAGAAGAGGGCAAATATGCACAGACACTACAAGAAAGGTGATGAGTGGAAATGTCCTTATCCTCATTACCCCAACAGCAAAGGACACTGTTCCTGTGGGAAAATTTACATTGACATTAAGCTCGTTGAATGTCCCATTGAAAAATACTGAAGCTTCCCACCAAGAAACAAAATCCCTTGTTTAAAAAGGCCCTAGGGCCTCTCTGAACAAAACCTTTTGTTTAAAAAGGCCCTCGGGCCTTTTTAACCAAGTTTGTTTTTTCTTTTGTTTTTTCTTCCTTGTTAGTTGTTCATTATGTAGTTGAACATCCGTATGTTATCTTCTGACGCACAGTGAGGGAGTTGTTTCAGCTGCACGTCTTTTTCCTTTGCTTTCAGTTTTATGTTGTGAAATTCATTTTTATTGCATAATTTGGATGAAAATATGAGTCTATAGCCCTGGGCTGCCCTGTCTTTCCATTCAGGTAGTATCACCTCATGTTTTGCACCTTTGAAAGAACACAATTCAAGAAATTTTTCAACATCTTTTCCATAAAAGTATACTGCACTGTAAATATCCAGCTCTGATTTTGCATCTTTAAATATGTTGCTTGATTGTTTTCCTGAATTCTCAATTGCATCTAAATTTAAGCCATTGCAGTATTGTGCTTGTTGAATGTAATCTTTACCAGGTGTAGATGAGTAAAAAATCACTTCTCTCATCCAAAATTCATCATTTTTTTGAAAAAAACAACCAATTGCCACTTCATTTGGCTCTGATGAGGAACCTTCAATGTCAACAAAAACTATAAGTCTATGACCTTTGGTGACCTCTCTTTCTAAGTTGTTGGCATTTCTCATTAGCTGTAGGTTTTTGGGTTCGTTAATTTTGAAGGTTTTGATATTTTTTTCTTCTGTGTTGGGACTTGACTTGGCTTCATCAGAGTTTGTTGTCCCCTCTATGAATTTAACAGTGTTGAGACCATTTCTCTTGACATTTGTTCTGTTTCTCAGTTTTGAGTTAACATTTGGAGTTGTTAAAATGGAATGAAGGAGCAACTCATATGTATTCGTAGAGCCTACTGTTGATGTTACAGTGACATTGTCTCTATGTTTCAAATCAAGTAAGTCACTTAATAGTTGTGGTATGTTTTGAGATGAGATCATTCTGTCACTGGTGCAACCAGTTATAGCACTTATTGATGATTGAAATCTAGCTCTATTCATCCTGAAGGGAGAATCATGGAGTGAAAGATTGGTTTCTATTTCTCTAAGTATTGGATATTTGGAACTTTTAGAAAGTTGAGATTGAACCTTGTGAGTGAAAGGCAACCTATTAAAAATGAGTTTGCATCTTTGACTTAATTCTAGTAGAGCTTCTATGCTCATGGATTGTTTTCTTGCTGCATAAACAATCAAAAACAAGTAATCAACTTGTAATTGATTAGTCAAAACTTCCTGATCAGATGTTTCTTCAAAATCAAAAACCTCTTCCTTTACCGTTCTGAAAAATTTGGCTGCATGTTTGCATTCTTTGGTCATACCATGTTGTCTTGCCATGAATCCTGCGAGTTTACTACTACCTTGTTTTCTAAGATATTTTTCATCTAAGTATCCAGTTTGAGTGAATATCACCAAGTCTTCAACACTAGATTCAATGAATTTTTTCCAGCCTTCCTCGGTGCCTGTTCCCCCTGTTTGATTTGTTTGTGTTTTTTCTTTTATTATTCTGACATCATCTTTCAATTCAATCAGGTTCATCAATGAGATGTCTTGTGTAGAAATTACCACAGGACTCTGATCGGAAGGTTCTATAAACTTGGCAGTGTGTAATTTTCTTATTTCTCCATTTACTCGAACAAGCTCACTGCCAATTGACTGTGCCTCACCACCATCTCTAAAATGATGGTTTATTGAGTTACATGATTGAATTAACTCCTCAGTGAGGCCATCCCAGATGTGTCTCAGTTCATCGACAACATCCTCTTCAATGCCATATTTTCCATGAAGTTCTTTCACACTCTCATAAGCAAGGTCCTTGTTCAAGGACATTTTGTTAAGACAATATCCCGCCTCCTCGGTGCG